AGGGTTCCCGACCAATACTTCACATCAGTCTCTCGCACCAGTTTAGTTAGCCGAACCTTGTCACCAATTTCAAACTTAGACATTCTCAAACTCCTCTTCATCGTCCCCAAGGACCTTATTGATTTCTCGGATACCGTCTTCTAGCGTGAAGATCAGCGTCAGGGCTTCGTTCTCTTGCTCGAGGTCATAGGGGTCGATACACCCGGCAGTAGCCTTGAACAGGAACGCAAGATCCATTTCGTACTCGTACTCTTCACCGTCAATGACTACGCTCGTGTACAGCTTTTTACCGCAGATATACGGGATGACTTCAGGAATGCTTGTGCTCATGTAGTACTTCCAGTCCTTCTCTCGTGATGAGCCATTGGCCCCCGAAGGAACCCGTGGATACTTCGGTTGTTATGAGACCCAATGAGGCAGCAGCAGCTACCTCGAGGGCGTTTTGGCGGGCATAGTTGCCCTTGACGTAGAACGGGGATGTCCAGGCTTCCCTTAGGATCGGGGCTAACATTAGTGGCACTCCGCCCAGTTATTACCTACCTTGAACTCAGCGTCCACAGGGCACTTGAAGTTGAAGTACTCACCAGCCTTACGGGCACAGTCAGCGACCATGACACCGAAGGCTTCTTCTTTTCCTTCCTTGACAGCCCATTGGAGTTCGTCGTGAATCCAGCCAAGGAGCGTGAAGTCACCGGCCCATCCATACTTCAGACCAGCTTCATCAGCAGCTAGGAAGCACTCGATCAGCCAACGCTTGGCGACCATGGCCCCTGCACCCTGGAGGAGCGTGTTGAGGGCTGCGTGCTTATGGCGAACAGGGATACGGCGCTTATCGAGACCGAACAGGTAGCCACGTTCAGCAGACCTGTCCACGGCACGCTTGAGTTTCCCGAGGGCCGGGAGTTTCTCTAGGAAGGACTCTTTGAGCTTCTTGCCTTCCTTAGCACCTTTACCAACAATGGAACCAATCTTTGCATCACCGGCTCCATAGAGCCAGCCATCGTTATGTTCGGGAAGGTTCGCTACTCCTTCCCCGCCTTTCGGCAGCTTCATATCGCTATGAAGACCAGACTATCTCTTCACCCTCACGTATGAGGGGCTGTGCGCTTCCAGCCGCTTGGCTGTACTCCCTTTCGGGATAGTCGTTACACCTTCCTTGCTTGCGTACAAGGCTTGGCTCGGTATTGCCTCCTAGAGGGGTTCACCGAATTCACACAGTTTTAATCGAGGGGTTTCCCCCAAGTCATCCCATTGAGATGAACGTCTTCGCATTGTCACGAGTAGGTAGCCCTGCAGCTTCCTGATTGACCGTATGGATGTCACCCTTGAGGATTACTTCTCCGTAGGCCCCTTCGTCCCATTGGGCCATGTAGTGCGCAAGGCAACGCAGTTCGATCCCGGATAGGTCCACTCCAACTTGTCGGAATCCAGGGCGCACACCCCAAAGCCCTCGGCACTCTGCGCCCCACATAGCTCGCACTGTAGGTACTTGGGCAACGTTGGGCCACGAGTGAGTGCAGCGGCCTGTAACCGCCCCGTTAGTGTTGATGGAGTGGTGGATGTGCCCATTACGCTCATGCTTGAGCCAGGACTGGTTACCTTCTGAAAGCTGCCCAATTCGTTTCTCGAGTAGGAAGTAGTGTGCAAGGATCTTTGCTTCGGGGTAGTCAAGTTTCTCTAGGACCGTTTCGTCAACCTGGGGCTTCCCTCCGTCCGTGAAGACCTTAGGCTCCCAACCGTACTTGACGATCAACCGTTGAGCGATCTGGTCCCGGCTACCGGGGTTGAACTCTACGATCTTGTCCTTCAGGCGCTTCCCGGTTTTCTCGGAGAACCTCTCGATTACCAAGGGAGGGAAGGTGTCTAGCATCTGCTGACGGATAGCATCGCGTTCCACTGCGAGCTTCGAATAGAGTTCTACGGCAGCCTTGGTGTTGAAGGGCCAGCCACTCCTGGTCATCATTGAGCAATACCAGCGGACTTCGTGCTCAATCTCGATTGCCTGTTGCGAATACTCCATGCTCTCGAAGTGCTTATAGAGAGCCTCGGTTACCTCAACGTCCTGTACGCAGTAATCGAGCATCTCCTGGTTGAACTCCAACCACTCCATACCCTCTACATACGTGTCACCCATACGGGTCTTGAACTCGTCCTTGTATTCCCCCTTCAGACGCCCAAGCCTCATGCCCCACGCCTCTAGTGCATGGGAGCCCACGCGCTTCGAGGGGAGTTTCCCCGCTTTGACGTGCCCACCATCCCTCGTAATCAGGTCAGGAAAGAACAAGCGGGAGAGGACTAGCGTGTCGGTTACCTTCTTGAAGTCGAAGGAGAACCACGGGTATAACTTCGAGATCACAGGGAGGTCGTAATCCAGCCCGTTGTGGAAGACCAGGAGATCAGCCTTCTGGAGTAGTTTGACACCTTCCTCAAGGGTCTCTCCGTGGTACTTCCCAACGATGCCTGTGTCGATGTCCTTCGTTACTAGACAATGGAGCGTGCTAACGTCTTGCAGCAGTCCGTTCGTTTCGATGTCTGCTATCAGACGCATTGCGATGCTCCTTAAAATGTGTAGGCTGCTTCGTCAGGTTCAGGCGCAAACCCACCCTCCTGGTCGTATAGACGCCCGGTGGTACGGTCGTAGCCAAGTTTGATTAGGGTTCCAGTAGCAGCGCCCGTGAAGCGGTCCTTGAGTACCCGCAAGGTTGTCGTATTGCGTTCCTCGGGATCCTCACTCTGTTGATTACGCTCTAGCCCTAGCATTAGGAAAGACCAGAAGCCGATACTGCGGCTGCCCTTGAAGGACTTGATGGACACTGCGCCGCCTTCCTCGTGACTCTTCCCCTCAGGTGTACTAAGGTGAGAGATCAAATGGACGATGATCTTGAGTTCGTTAGCGAGTCCCGCTACGTCTTTCATCAGGGCCTCAAGGGACTCTCGTTCATTCGAGGTGTCCGCCATGGCAGTTAAATTATCCACATAGAAGACACGAACATCCTCTGCGTGAGCCATGAAGCGGATCTTCGCGGACACTACGCCCCACTCGGTTTCCCCGAATGAGTCATACATCACTACCTTTCCTTCTAGGTCCGCTACGGCCTTGGTGCGCTCCTCACGCTCCCAACTACCATCAGGCACATGGAACCTACGACCAGCAATCTTTCCAGCGAGGCGGGTAACAGTCTCAGCCGGACGCTGCTCGAGGAACACAAGGCCAACCTTCAGCTTCAGTTCTTCGATGTCGTATGCTGCTTGCTGCAGAACGAAGTCAGTCTTGCCAATGCCTGTACCTGCACCAATGGTGTAGACCTCACCGTACCGCCGTCCGTAGGTAACCTCGGACAACTTCTGGATGAACCAAGGCAGCCCATGAGTCACATCACGATCCAACTCACTGATCACATCGGATACGCCAACAATCCCGTCAGGTCTGTAGGGGCGAGCATTCCAAATGGCCTGAATGACATCAGCACCCTTGCCTTCCTTAAGACACTCATTGGGGTCCTTCAGGGGCAGTGAGGCAATCTTGGCTTTCCCTGGAGGGAACAGTTCGGCACATGCCTTGGCTGCATCTTGTCCGGGCTGATCCATGTCAAACATCAACACGATCTCTTCGAAGCCCTCAAGGAACTCCATCTGTCTCGCTAGGTCCTTCTTGGCACCCTGGGCACCATTGGGAACCGAGACCACAGGCCACTTGCCACCTTGCAACTGGGAGACCGTGAGGCAGTCAATCTCACCCTCGGTGATGACCAGCTTCTTACCCTTGGCCCAAAGAGACTGTCCGAACAGCGGAGGCTTTGCAGCGTCCCCAATGAAACTGAAGGTCTTATCGGGACCACGGACCTTGCAGGCCACTACCTGACCGTCCTTCATGTACGGATACAGGTGGGCACCCTTGCCCTTGTACTGGCCGATACGAACACCGAACTGACGGCAGGTTTCCTCAGTGATTCCCCGAGGAGGGATGCCGCGTACTTCGGCATTTACATATTCGTCCAGATTCTCAGCCACTCTCTTTCGTCCTTTTGTTTGTACTTCACCTTCCCCACGCTCGAAGTGACCACACGAATAGCAATGGGTGTGGCCGTCTGAGTACAGGGCGTTTGCATCACTGGACCCACAGGTGTCACAGGGACCCTTGCTAATCAGGGTGGTCTCTTCTCGTTCCATCAGGGGCGAATCTCAATGCTGGCTACGTCCATGCCATACACGTTGATAACGCGTATCCCAAACTCTGCGGAGGGGTCATCCACTTCGATCAAGAAGTGCCCGTCCCAGTCCTTGCGAATCTGCGTCACACCTTTGAAGTCCTCGACACTGAAGTCGCTCTTGTTGAATCGGATGTTCATCTCAGTTATCCAAAAGTGCAGCCATTGATTCAGGGAACAGGTGGCGAAGGCGTTGGTCGATCTGTTCAGCAACCTCACGGCACGCTCGTTGTGCATGGGGGTCCAGACGTTGCTTACAGACCCGTGCGAATGCCATCAGGGAACCAGACCATACCCACTCGGTCATGGTGTTCAGCGGGAGGACCATTCGGGCTTCCTCGGGGGCTACTCCGGCCTGCAGCAGGTTGTTGTAGTCGAGCAGGGAATCAACGGAGTTGTTGCGGATGTGCAGGATGTAGAAGTTACTGTCTGGCAGTACGCCACCAGAGCCTTGCTTCACGTTATCCGCACGACTATGGAGTTCAGCAGGGATATAGAACTCAGGCTCACTATCGACATACCTACGGCTAACCTCATTCCAACTCAGGCCAACCTGATGCTTCACCAACTGGCGAGCAACGAAGATCGGGGCCTTGATACGGAACTGAGCAAAGCAATGAGCGAACGGAGACCAGTGGTCATGGGTTGCCAGATAGTTGATGAGGCCCACATCCTTGGCACTCAACTCTTCACTCTTCTTGTCGAAGGACACTCGGGCCACGTTAGCGACAGTAAGGTCACTGCCCATGGAATCCAGAAGCTCGACCTTGATGTCTGCGGTCTTCATGTTTCTCTCTCTCTTTGTTTCTTTCAGTTGTACCGAGGCTCGATACCGGCTTTCAGCATCTCAAGTTCCATGTGGTCCAACACTGCAACCTGCATAGGCGTCATCAGTTGACGCTCGTCGTACCGGGTACCCAAGCGATCCAAGAGGTACTCAGCTTGCTCGAGGCTCATCGTGATCTTCACGTTCCCGTTCTTCGTGTGCTTTACCTTGACGATCATTTAGAGGATCTCCGGTTTAAAGGATTTCAGGGGTACCGAGGGAATACCGCATGTAACGCTGACCAGTTACCGGATGTTCTTTCCACTCTGCGCTGATGTTGTAGCCACTAAGGCGAAGATCAGTGATACGTCGAGTCAGTGATTGAATCGAGTGGTCCATGATTGCTTCACGTTGGCTAATGCTGCCTGCCTTGCGGAGGTGCTTCAGGAGGACTTGGGTCTGGTTCATTTCTTTACCCTTTAAACGAAAAGACGTGAGATGAGATAGACGCCAACGAAGATAAGAGAGACACCCCATACGATCGTCACACGGGCGGATGCGGTGCTGTACTTCATGTAAGGGCGCTTGCAGAGCGCAATAAACCCGCAGACCTCAATGAGGGACCAAAGTGCGTACACGATCCCAAAGGCGATGATTACCCATGTAGGCATTACTTTTTCTCTTCTTTAAGCCAAGCTTCGGGGACGACCTTGTCGGAATATTGGAATCCGTGTCGTTCGCACCAAGAGGCATAGGTTGATTTGGAGCCCTTGTATAAGGGGCTTGCACTACGGGAGAAAACGAAGCGGATGTCCTTCTCGGGGTGGGCTGCTTTCACTGCTAGGTGCTTAGTGCGGTCTGCTGAGTCAAAGAGACCTTTCCCTTCCACGATGATCCCATTGCTTAGAATGAAATCCGGTTTATAGGAGTGCGGGATTACGTACTCAAGTTTCTGAGTTTCATACTCGTATGCCATACCCGCTTCATCCAACTGCGCAGCGATCTTCTCTTCGAGACCACTACGCAGCTTTTGCTTGATCTTCAGCCCATGGTTCTTTTTAGTTACCCATGAGCGTCCCATCAGAAGTTGACATCCTCGTCAGCATCATCCTCAGGTTCCTCGCGCTTCTTCGACGAACTAGCAGGAGCCTCATCAGCCACATACTCAGCTTCATCGTCAGCATCGAAACCAGCACCACCGTATTCCACGTACTTGATCACTTGGACCGAGTTGATGTACAGGGTCACGCCAATGTTCGTGCCGTTGGCATAGCCCTTAGCAGCCCCTTTGATCTTCAGGACCGAGCCACCACCGATGTTCATGTCTTCGATGTTCTTGATCGGGTTACCCTTGCCATCAAAGAACTTCGGGGCCTTCTTGCTCTTGAACTTCAGGGTGACCGTGCCGTCTTCGTTCTCTTCGGGGAACTTGACCTTGGCAGCCTTGGCTTTCCCAAGTTCCTCCAGGGCCTCTTCCTTCATCAGTTCCACCAGCTCGTCCACAGCTTCCATCGAGGGAAACGTGAGCTTCGTGTGGTAGACACCATCAGCGTCATACTTCGTGTCCGCTTTGGTCAGGCTCGTGAAACCAGCGGTGCCCTTGGGGCTCGTAAAGTTCTTCATGCGTTCTCAATCTTCAAAGTAAGGGTCAATCGGGGAGGGGTGGCCGTCATACGCGTTCATGTCGTACCCATAGGCCATAAGGGCTGCTGCTACATCGAGAGGGGTGTAGTCCTCTACGTAGTCGTCTTCGAGGGTGTCTTCAGTTTCATCGAACATCTAGGGTCGTCCAGAAATGCCAAAGGGCCCCGTAGGACCCTAGACTGTATTGTGTTGTACAAAAATTAAGCGAAAGCGTACTCAAGGCGGGCTTCGGCTATGTTGAAGTAGCCTTCATCACGCTCAATACCCACAAAGTTACGTCCCGTGTTCGCACAGGCTACCCCGGTGGTTCCCGAGCCCATGCAGT